TTAATCCTTACCCGTTTTACCAAATATTTTTATTGCCTGGACAATTTCATTACACCCAACATCATCCAGATAAATAATTGCCTGTCTGCCATCATCTACTAAACCTATAATTAACAGATCAGAAAACTTACTCTGTATATCTCTATATATCTGTGGAGTGTTATTACCTTTCATTCCGATTATCAAAACATTAATGTTACTTCCATTTAATTTATGCAGAACATCTTCAATATCTGAAACGTGTGCAATTACTTCTACATTGTTATTCTCCTGCACTATTCGCTGAACTATATCCGCCAATATAATTTGAGGTACACCTGCAATTAAACATCGAAGGGGCTTCACATGTTAACCTCAGCAAATTTCTTAACCTGTAGTTTGAATGGAAATTTTTGATAATTAAATAAATAAAAAGATGGGGAAAGTGTTTATAAAATATCTAAACCGAATGATTCAAATTTTTCCAGCATTCACATTGCCAATCTAGATCTTAAGATCTAGATCTCTATTCACAACAATCAAACCATTTCAATAGAGCCTGGCAAGAGAATAAAGTTGATTAACTTATTTTAGGTAAGGACACCCGTTGTAGTAAAGATACTGCCTGCGTTCTGCTACTTACACCAAGTTTAACCAGAATATTATGCACATGATTTTTTACCGTGGATACTTCAATGGTCAGGTTACAGGAAATTTTCTTGTTTGAAAGGCCGGCCGCCATCAACCTTATAATTTGTTGCTCACGTTTAGTTAATGACGAAATAATACTTTCATCATTATGGACAATATTAGATAGACGGCCATTATTTGTATTTTTGGCAATCCGCTGAATCGTTTTAAAAATACACGCTGCTATTTTAGGTGGACAACAAAATTCACCTTTTTGAGTGCCAATAACGGTTTCTATAAGTTCATCGAGAGACGCTTCCCTCGCCACGTAACCGGTAATACCGACTTCAGCACACTCCACAATATTTTCTTCATTTTCCGAAATGCCCAATGCAACAATTTTAATTTGAGGATTAACTGTTAAGACATTTTCTGCAAAACGACAGCTGTCAACCATTGTCATATCCAGCAAGATTACATCTGGAACATTCTGCTTTATATTTTCGATGGTATCTGGAAAATTGTTTTCTGCACCAATCACTTCTAGTGGGTAGGTAGCTGAAAGAATCCTGCTCAACCCTTCACAGTAAATTTTAATATCAGAAATCACAATTACTTTAATCATTTGAAACACTCCTTGTAACAATTTAATAAATAGGCCTGTTTCCCCGTCACTAGATACCGCAGGAAACTGGACTGGGTAATTATAAATATTACTTACACCTGACCAACAATCACTTTCATCCAGACCTTATGGATAAATAAACCCGCTAACTAATCCTTATTAACCAGGTCAAAGATTTGACTTCTACCTGAACGTTATAGATTAATACTAGAAATCCCTCTATACAAGTCGTGAATATCATTCTTTAGTGTTTATCAGCTTATATTTTTCTATTTCATCACAAATAAAGTATTACCAATCATTAACTTATAGTAATTTTAGAATTTTCACGAGTTTGACTGTTTACACGTAATTCGAGAAAATATTTAGAGTAGTAACAAGAGTAAGTTAAGATGATTTTATATTACAGCCTATAGTTAATCTATGCCCCCTCCCTGACAACAAGCCTTCAACTCGAACCGCATCGACCAAAGCGACTTTACTGGTAGCAAAAAAAAACCTGTCAGAAACTGACAGGTTTTTATAAATATGGTGGGCCGTCCGCGACTCGAACGCGGGACCAATGGATTAAAAGTTGTCGGCATCCTTAGAAAAAGCCTATTGCACGGCGCTTTTAGCTAAAAAAATAGCAAAAATGACACTAAATGTGACACAAAACCGTTATTAACCCAGCATATCAGCTGCAATCTGTTGATTGTTTTGGCGGGTATTGAAATACAGCATTGTAGTGGCTAATGTTGAATGATCTGCAAGATGTTGCACTTTTACAGGGTCTACTCCGTTGTTTAGTAACCAGGTTATAAATGTGGCCCTTACTCCCCAGTGGAACGGCTTAACCCCTTTCGGTAAACCCAGTGTCATACAACATTCTTTCATGCCCCTTGTTAAACCCGCTGTATCAGACGACCAGGGGCCACCTTTCCCATTGTCCAGAAAATATTTTTCTTCCGGTGAACGCCACTTTAAATCTTGAACTAAAAAATTCATTAAGGTCTTGTTTATAGGTTTATTCGGCCACTTTAGCTTTTTGGGGCTCCAGTTCAAATCTGGATTATCTCGAATTCTAATAATGCCTTTCTCAAGGTCGATATTTTCCAGTTTTAGCGACCAGATAGCACCGGTTCTTAAAATAGTATGCCTGGCTAATATGAAAGCCCTGTTTAAATTACAGTATTTTCTATCTAGCCGTTTTGGGTTTGGCCCGCTGGCCTGGTGCTTCAAAAATTCCTCTAATAAGTTGACTTGATCAATGGTGAAAGTCTCCATTTCTTTTTTAGGAACTTTAGGCATGATTACTTTTTTGGGCGCGTCTAAATAATCTGAAGCATGGCACCAGTTTAATAGTATTCTGAAAACGCGGGCGTGCTTGTGCTGTGTATCCATACTTATAAATTCATCCTGTTTGCGCTGGTTTTTTGTATTTGCAAGACCGTGTAAAAAATCAACGTTATAAGCGCGGTCAAACTCTTTGATTAAATGATTTTTGTTTATTTTAATATAAAGTTTTATAGAACGGTTATAGTCACGCGCTGTTTCTTTTGATTGTAGTTTTTTTATTTCTTCTAGCCAAACGTCAGCCGCTTCTCTAATGGTTGCCTTTTTTTTGTTGCGCTTTATTTTCTCTTTTAGCCTGCGGCTGTTGTCTCTTTCGTCTGCTATTTCACGTTTTTTCTTGTAGTAAAGTTTAGAAATAAAATCATCTTGCTCACTGCCTGGCAAGCTATCGAACGTGCTTTTTTTGCACAATACACGACGTGTGCCACGCCGACCAGGAACATGTCCTTTTTCAAAATCATCGGGGTATATACCAATAATTGAATCGCCTCGTATCTGTATAGGGTCACGAGCCATAATATTTAATCCTTTAAAATTAAGAACGGCCACCATGCCAAATGACACGGCCTTGAATATTTAGTTTTTTATATTGTTCATCAGTGATGGTTTGATCAGTATCAGAATTGATACTGTCGGTTTTAATCGTGGCGCTACCATCGATGTTAATACGTATATCAACAACACTAATAACATCATTAACATTAACAACAAACCTTCCGCTACCTTGCTTATTGCTAGTGTCGATTAAGACTATAAAGTCTTGCTCAAGTTGATCTAAATTTATTTTATAGTCAATTTTCCATACACGACAATTAGCCGGTTTAGTTTTTAATTCTTGCTCCAAAAAATCAGGATTAAATGAAAGTTCAAGCTTTTGGTTTTCATCTAGCGGCATGACCTCATTGAAACTACTGGTGTATTCCCACAAATCGGCATCACTCATCTGCGGGCCTTCACCAAGCGCTATCCACTTTAATTCAAACCCGGTTGCATGTGCTATTAGAGCTGCATTGTCCAGTGAGGTTTTCGTTTTTTGAGCGGATATGCTTCCCAGCATTGAAGTACTTATTCCAGTAATTTCAGATATATATTTAGGCCCTTTTGTTTTTACTGCGTATGCCAAACGCCCTTTTAATGTATTCAAGTCTAGTCCTTCCATGTTGCTTGTTTTAGCCATTTCACCCTCACCGAGTTGTATATTATTGTTGACAAACCGATATATCGTGCTATAAATACGATATATCGTTGATATGAGCACTATATGCGCTTATAGAGTGCATAATAGTGTTGATTATGACGTTATATGGCTAATTAAACAACTTTAGGAATGATTATGAACACCGATAAAGACCACTTAAGCGACCCAAATCTACCAACGGCAATAATGATTGTTAAAAGCAATGAGCTTTACCTTTCTTTTAAGGGGGCTTGCCAAAAACTAAGCATTTCTACAAGTACTGGCCGATTGTGGAGAAATGATGAAGAAAAACAATTTCCTGAGCCTGTTGTGATCAATGGTGTGAACCGGTATCGAGATAGCGATATTGAAAAAATGATTGCTGATCAGAACAAAGATACTGAAGAAAAATCCATCATTAATAAATCAAGCAACTTAAAAAAGAAGGCCTAGGTTATGCGTGAGTTCGATTTTATGGGGAAACTAAAACACGGCTACGCTGTAGCAATCATAGACGACACCAATTTTATTAAGCACTTTATAGGTGGCCTATTGTGAGTAGTAATTCTATGTTCAATGAAAAATTAAAATCTCGTTATGCAGATGCTTTAATTAATGACAAAATTTTTAAATTTAAAAAAGCAGCTAATGGTAGTTTAACTCGCGGCACTTGCCCTGCTTGCGAAGAAAAAGAAGTGTTTGCCCATGCTGATAGACCGTGGAAAGTTCAGTGTAACCGTCTTACTAACTGTGACTATAACGAGACTACAGCCAGCTTATACCCTGAAATAGTTGAGGCAATAATCGCTGAATCTAAAAACGACCCTTCAAACCCTAACGCTGTAGCAGATACCTATATGCGGCTTAAGCGTGGGTTCCCCACGTCAACTATTTCAAATTGGTATAGCCAAAACTACTTTGATAAAAATGGAATTAAATCACCAACCGTCCGCTTTGTACTCGATGCTGAACGAAATGTATTTTGGGAACGGTTAATAAACCAGGGAAAGAAAGACGGCCAGCGCCAGAACATGGGCGGCCAGCGTCGAAAGCTTAACCAGGATGACCCAAATTATAAAGAGCTTAATGGTAGCCTGGTTAAAGGCTTGTGGTGGACACCACCTGGCCAGGTTATTAATGACGGTGACAGCGTTTACCTGGTAGAGGGTATTTTTCATGCCATAGCTTTGCATTTAGCAGGATATAAAGTGGCTGCAACCATTGGGGCGGGTTACTTCCCATCTGAAGCTATTAAGCCTTACCTGGGTAAAAACATTATTTGGGTATGGGGACTGGACTTTGATAAGGCCGGTATCACCTACATGGCCAAGCACAGAAAGCACATGGATGAAATGGGCGAAACCAGCACTATGGCATTGACCGGTAGTGACTCTGAAGACTGGGACGACTTTTATAAAAATAAAACACTCAGTAAAGATAACCCACGCTTTATGAATGACTGTTTATACCGTGGACTTTTAGCAGCAGCTAAAAATGTAGATAGAAAAGCATTTGTATTTTTCAGGGAACGCGGCAGGCATTTTTTTGTAATTGATTTTAATAATGCTTTGTACAGTGTGTCTGTTGATGCAGGCAAAGAAAATGTTTCAATTAATGATTTAAAGCACCTTGAAGATGACGCTTTATACGACCACAAACAAGTACCCGGTGAATTTACTAAATATTCTACTATTAAAAAAATAAGTCCATGCTTTCCTCAGTTTTTATATGCAGAAAGAAATCAATTAACCCGTGAACTTAGTTTTTTTGTCAGGGTTGATTTTTCAAACGGTGCGCCACGTGTTCAGGAATCATTAGATAAAAATGCACTGGAAAGCGCTAAGGGATTTCATAAGTCATTGGTTGGTATTGCTGCCGGTGGTGCATTTTATGGATTTGATCGAGAATTTAGATTTATTTATGACGGCTGGTTTCGCCATAAAAAAGCCAGTGAGGAAGTAAAGACCATAAACTATATGGGATATGACGCTGTTTTTGGTGGCTATGTATTTGATAAGTTCGGTATAAAGAACGGTCAATACATTGAAAAAGATGAAATTGGTTTAATTCAATATAACGATAAAAAAACAAAATCAACTTTAAAAGATATTAACTTTGTTAAGCCAAATGTTAATGCAGAAGTTAACTGGTTAAACGATATAGATACCGCTTTTGGAATAAACGGCTTAATTACCATTGCATATTGGTTTGGTACTTTTTTCTCTGAACAACTTAGAAAACATTATGGCTGGTATCCATTCTTAGAAATGAGTGGTAAGCCTGGCACAGGTAAGTCAACCATTCTTGAATTCTTGTGGAAAGCCAGTGGGCGCTCTGGCCGTTATGAAGGTATCAACCCAACCAAATATTCAAAAGCTGGCCGTGGTAAAGCCATGACTAAACTATCTGGCTTTCCTATGGTAATGGTTGAAGGTGATACAACAGAGGCAAAGCAAGCCTTTGATATTAACGAAATGAAAGATGCCTTTAACGGTGGGCCAGTTCGCGGCATTGGTTTGCCCACTGGCGGTAGTGAAACCATAGAACCGCCATTTAAGTGTGGGTTTATAGCTGCGCAAAATGCTGAAGTTGATTGCGAAAAAGCAATGATCAGTCGATTTGTTCATTTGCACTTCACTGAATCGCATTTTAGTACTGAAGGTTTTGATTTGTTAAGAAAGTTCAGAGATATGAGTCATGAGGATGCGGCCATCTTTGCTTATAAATCCATGACAAATGAAACAAAAATATTTTCTGATATTCAAGAACATTATAAAAAAATACTCAATGAATTTAGAGCCATTGACAAAATATCAATGGTAAGAATACAGGAAGTACATGCCTTAATTTGTGCCTGTTTTTTTGCATTAGATAATGTGTTTGGTGGTGATGTGGCCAGACATGGAAATCGGGTAAAAAATTATCTTATTAGCCGTGCAACTGAGCGTCAGGAACGTATGAGTAGTGACCACCCAGATATAGAAAATTTCTGGCAGGTGTTCGAGCTTATTAACGTTACCCAGGAGAAAGACCCTGACTACCACTACACGAATAAAAAAATGGATGTTGAAGTTTTAAACCATAGCAAAGACCCGGAACTGATTGCTATTAATTTAAATGAAGTAGCCGCTAGAGCAGACAGCTACAGACACAGATTACCCCTGGTTAAAGTCCTCAAAAAGCTATTGGTACATAGCACCCATTATCAATATATAGGGGCAAAAAGCATTAATTCAAAAATCACTGAAAAGGCTAAACACTGCCTTGTTTTCAGACGTTGCCAGAATTTTGGGGGGGGGTCGGGAAAAGCCTAATTTTTCTAATTATTGAAAATATTTCTATATTTATTAATTAATTCATGTACTTAGGTGATTTTCATTTTCTAATTATTTTCTAATTTTTTCTAATCGGATTAGAAAAACGATTAGAAAAAAATTAGAAAAAGCCATAAGAAAAAACCTTTAAATATCAATGATTTAACTTTTAATTAGAAAACGATTAGAAAAAAATTAGAAAAAAATTAGAAAATTGAAAACAGCTAATACGTTGTTACATGGGGGTTTCGTAGGTTTAAGGGGACTCGATTAGAAAAATTAGGGTTTTCCCAGCCCCCCCCCATAAATATGAGTGAAAAAGGGTGATATATGGACAATTTAGACAATTTTGATGAAAACGAACTGAAAGCACTTTTTGTACTGATTAGCCGTTTTGGTTGGGCAGATGCAATGAACTTAGCAGCTTCTGAATATGAAGCCAGGTGCATGATAAATGCTTTATACAAATTAGAAAAAATACTACTGAAGGAGTGAACCAATGACTGATAAACAGCGAACTTTTATAGATGAACTTGGGCAAAGCTGGCCGTCACTCGATGGTGTGCATTTCAGAATTATATGTGAGGTTGGAGATAACCCAGGCCAAAGCATGGCAGAAATAGCATTGCGTTTAGATATGAGCATGACCACTGTTTTTCATAAAGTAACGTCTATGAAAAACCTCACCAAAAAGCGCAAACCAATCAGCTTACTCAGTGTTCATTGCTGTGAAATAGATAAGCGTAAAAAGCGAGTTAAATTAACCAAAGCAGGTTATGAAATTGCAAAAATATTGCAGCCTTTAAACTCACCAATTGAAGACACAAAAATTATAAAAAAAGATAAAGAGCAATTAGATTTTTTCTTACGAAACAAAAAATAATATTTATTAATAATAAGGTAATTATATGAACATTAAATATATAGATGAAGATACTAACTTAGCCTTTAAGTCACAAAATAAATTGATCTTACTGCTTGGTGTCATCCTTGCGGGCGTATCTATTATGTGTGAAGTGTTGTTTTTTATAGATTTCACTGAATCAGTTACGGATAAAGTCATTGCTACAGTAACAGCCGTTGCTTTAGTTGGGTGTCAATTTGTGTTTTTGGGTGCTGCTATGCATATGGCACGGCTTAAAAAAACAGTACTCAGCATTCTGTTAAGTATCGCATTGTTGTTTCTGTTGATAATCAGCGTTTCTGGAACTGCCAGTTTCTTTGAAAGTCGTTTTGTTTCTCAAAATAATATTAATTTAAAAAACAGTGATGTTTATCTATTTCAGAAACAATTAATAAGTGATTTAGGCGAACAGAACAAAGCATTAAAGACCGCCGCAATAACCGCAAATGACAAAGGCAACTCATGGGATGCTGGACGACTATTAAGAAGCGCTCAGAAAGCGGCAAATTCTCAAGCTGACGCGATTAATAAGCTTAGCTCGATACAAACCACCACTAAAACCGCCGGGGCCTCTCTAGCGGCATTTACTGGGGAGTTAAGGTGGGGGCTCTGGTTTGTTATGGCGGCTCTAGTTGATATCTGTGCATTGCTTTGCTTTGCAGTAACAAATTCTTATTGTTCTTCTGTGAAGATTTCAAAAACAAGTATTAAACACAACAAACAAAAGAAGATTAAACAAGCTGTCATAAATGAAGGCATTGATGAAGTCATTAAAAACGAAATCATTAATGGGAAATTTGGAATGTCGCCTCGTGTTAGATCAGTTATGACCGAGCATAAAAAAGGACATTCGTTTATAAAAAATATTTTTGAAGATTTAATTGCTATGGGAGTGCTTGAACGTATTGAGGGTGGCCGAACCTTTAACCTGGTTGAGCAGACATGAAACATGATAAATGCTACTGGTCACCTGATTATGTAATGCCTGAACCTTTTGTAAAAAGTAAATCTGATTATGAAAACTATATTTGTATAGATAATTTGGAAGAATCAGAAAAACAAATTCTCTGGCGTGAAATAAAAAACAAAGAACCTGATTTAGCACAATTAATGATCGATGATACTTTTAATAAGTTTAAAAAAGCCTTTGGCGCTGTTCATGTAATTGAACAAAAAAAACATAACCAACTAACAGATGAGGGTAATTAAAACATAATGACTACAAACGAAGAAAAACTATTAAATATTAATAATAAGATGGCTAAAGAACTACAGGCATTTGTTGACGATGCGAAAGATTCTGGAAGCCAGCTTGAATCAGTTGAGTTACTACTCAAGGAAAATGACCAGGTAATAAACAGCATCGTACCTTGGCAGAATAAAATTCATAAAGATTGTAATAATGAAGTAATCCATGCACTTAAATTTAAGTGATAAATATTTTTATATCAATTAATGAGGTTATATAGATGGGCATTAAAAGAGTTAAAGAAAGTAAGTATATAGGTGATGAATTATCCGTTGAAATGGATATTGATCATATTGACGGTGAATATCTGGACACAAAGATAAATATTGATGGTGATTTTTGGGTGGAGGGTAATCGTCGTAAAGAGTTTTCTGAAAAGCTTGAAAAGCTTATAGACGAATACAGAATTTAATTTATTAAATAGGAGAGACACAATGAGTCAAGATCGATTTTTTAGACTACTAGAACGCGCACCAAGAATAAAGGGCCTATGGGTCAAAGAAAAACGTGAACTACTTGTCGATCAGTTTGAGTCACAGCTTTGCGTAATGAGTTCAGGTGAAATACAAATGGCTAAGTTTTTCGCATCTATCTGGTTTCATGATAACAAGCGTTACGGTTTTGATATTGTTGATGCAGTAGCCAGTATTGATAAAGAAGAAAGAGACATCATTATTGAATGGCTGAACAGCCCTTTTTATCCATAGAGTATTGATAACTTAACAACACAGCATAAAAAAATTAAAGAGGAAATATTATGGCACTTAATTATGTTGCACAGATAATTATTGATTCAATGGAAAGCCAAACAGTTTTATGTTCATCTTACATTGATGAAAAACGCGAAGTTCTAAAAGATACAAACAAATTTCAAGCATTGTTATATCTGAATAACTGCGACGTTGATACTCAGCGTGATGTTGCAAAAAGACTAGGTATAACTCACGGAAATTTATATATAACAATTAAAACTTTACAGTATTGTTAATAACTGATCGACACACAAACAAAGGCGAATAAGCATGATTCTAAAAATTGGAAAAAAAATATTCAAAAACAGTAATGTCCCAATGATGGTTTCTTTAACTAAACAAGACAAAATAAACATTAAAAATATGCTTCCCGAATGCTCAAGATATGCTGTCTTTCCAGATGGTTTTTTTAGCAATGATGATGAAGCAATTTCATGGATGAATGACCCATTAACTGTCTTAGACAAACATAACAATCTAAATAGTAGTGTGTCAGACGCAAACAGTCTTGTTCTTCATGGAATGCCAGTTACGGAATCACTTCCGAAGGATGGTGAAGCAATATTGTTTTTAGTTGATAACACTAATGAAGATAAAAGCAGGCCATTAGATACATGGTTTGGTTATAAAATTGGTAAAAAATGGATGGGCATTGCTGAAGATAATGAGGGTTGGCAAGAAATGGCAGGCCAAGTAATTAGCTGGTTACCATTCCCACAACTATCCACAGAAATCAATTGCGAAAATAAAGTAATTAATAACTGGTGCAATAATGAAGATGTAAAGCTTGTACAGTTACGTGACCAAACGTCTGGCGCAAAGGGTACTAATACGTTCAATGGGAAAAAGCTGTACATGTGCAAAGCGTGCAGAAAGTCGAACCAGGGAATGATTAAATTTGTGAAAATTACCTAACATTATTTCTATCATGCAATGCAATAACCAGAAGATGGCAACTAATAATATTAGTTATTTAGCTAATATTATTAGATTTAATGCTTGACAACCTAATATATAACTAATATTATTAGCTTTAAGCAATGGGAAAACTTATAATATGTTTACAATCGAATGGACAAAGAGAGCAGTTAAGCAACTCAGTAAAATTCAACCGCAGAACCAGAGACGTGCTATAGGTAGTGCAGTTGGAGCCTTGCAAACTGACCCAATTAATCACGTAAATGTAAAAGCATTAATAAATCATGATCAGGATTACCGCTTACGGGTAGGTAATTACCGGGTGCTTTTTAACATTGAACAAAGTTTAGAAATTATCAAAATTGAGAAGGTAGTAAAACGAGATGAACGCACATACTAAACCACAATTTATACTGGGGGCTGATAACCAGCCCCTTTATGCCGTTGTCCCCTATGACGAATACTTAGCACTAACTGGTGACGATGATAATGTAACTTTACCCCATGATGTGGCTATGCTAATTGCAGTTGATGGTCATACACCTTTGAAAGCCTGGCGTTTGTATCGTGGCCTTAGTCAACAGCAAATGGCAGACAAATTAAATGTTACACAGGGCGCGGTGGCCCAGGTTGAAAAGAAAGGTAAAAAAAATCAGGTAAGCACATTAGAGGAATGGGCAACTATTTTAGATTGCGATATAAATCAGTTGAGCTGATAGTTTTAATGTTTATTTTTTTAAAAAAAAAGCCTGTTTAATACAGGCTTTTTTTGTTTTTGATCAAATCTGTAAATACTTTTAATATCCTAAAAACACAAACAATATGTTAAGGTACTTTAACAATTCAATAAGAGATGTACCAATGACTGATTCAAAAAAGGATATCGAACTCATAATTAAGAAAGGAGGCAGAAAATCAAAACCAAGTTATCTTACTATCAGTGGTGTACACATAAGTAACTTTCAACCCGATGACAAGCAACCTGTTTTATTTTTGGTTGAACAAACGAATGGTTCTTGCGAAACAACACAAGATACATGGTATGGCTATAAAGACGGTGAAAAGTGGATGGGCATAGCTGAAGATAATGAAGGCTGGCAAGAAATAGCGGGTAAAATAATCAGTTGGGCTCCATTTCCTAAAGTAACAGCATAACTTATTAGTTATTTCAAATAAAAAAGCCTGTAAATATACAGGCTTTTTTATTTTGATGATTTATTCTGTTGCAAATTTATTCAATATTCTCTCCCGCGTTTTAATATCAAGATCACCTAACATTTTTTCTAATAATCCATCTGTTCCAGTCAATTGACTTAAAGGTGGTTGCCTATCGCATTTGTGACTTATTGTCATTACCGGTCTTGCTAGACATATTCCATTGTTACAATTTGCATAAACATCACGAACAGTTGGTGTTACCTGTTTTGTAGTTGTGATTTGTAGTGCTTTCCCACAATGTGGACATAATATTCTAGACATTTAAATCTACATTCCTTTCTTATAAGTATAATAATATTGATGAGTAATAATACTACTTTTCTACTAACTTGTTCCAATCAATAATGACAAACTTATGATTAAATATGGCAATTTAATTTCTCCAAAAAAAAATACTATAAATAAAAAAATAAATTATATATCAATACAAATTTAAAAAAGGAACTTTACCTATTGAAATCAAAATCAAACCTCATATTGTTTGGCATTAATTCATTTAGTTCCATAAAAGGATGAACTAAAGACTGACCTTCATTGGCTCTATAGTATGCACCCGTTTTTTCTATATCACCGAAACCACCAACATTATCAGGCTTCATTGCTGCAAGTGCTGGATAAATTCCATGAGCAACAATTATGTCATCAGCGCTTATATTTTTAACTTTTTCAAATTCATCTTTTTTCGATATGTCACCCACTGGAATTATCTGTACAGCCTTTTCTGTTCCATTTGGGATATTAATAAACATTGATTTAAAGTTACCAACACCCTTACCTTCTGAAACTTTTTTAATAAGCTCTTTCTCAGTTGCTTTATCTAAATTTGGGTCATTAGTGTAAAGAATATATCCCATATGACTCCCATTTAAATAATATCTTCTACGAAACAATGTCGCCTCAGAGTTTAATAAAACATCTTGAAAACAACCAATCCAGTCAGGCATTCCGTAAATGTCCTGACCTGTATCATAATGACCCGTATGCAATACCTCGTCTTCATTAAAATATATATCATCACTATTATGACCAAGCATTTTAAAGCGGTTGTCTTTGCATTTACGCATATTCAATGTTGGTAAGTGCTGTAAACGAACCCATTGCCCAAGTCTATTTTTTATAATTTCAAAATATATATTTCCATATGTTTCCAATTCACGAGCGGCACGCCTAAAATCACGAAAACTTAATAATCCATTCTTAACAAAACATATAGCCATTTGATTAACTTTAAAATTAATACATCGCCTATGTATTCCGTTCGCTCGTGTCAATGAACTCAAATCACTCATTTTTATTGGTGGTGTATACACTTCGTTCCAGGGATCATAAAACACATCTATAATATCTGATATATTATTGTTCCCTAAAGGTTCGGCGTCATCAATAGAAAAACTAAATGTAGATGAGTTATTTTTATTATTCTTATTCTTATGGTGTTTATATTTTCTTTTCTTTGACATGTTATTTACCTAAACAATATATGTGCTTGTGGTTGAACCGATTGATTTTAAACCTTCTTTAATTAGCGCGTGCATTATGGCCCATGCTGAGTCAGCATGGCCTATATTGTTGTCACGTGCTGCTACAAATGTAATGTTGTTGCCAACACTCTTACGCTTTATTGCTAAAAATGCCTGTGGTATATCTGTAAAGCCAGCATTCCATTCAATGCGTTCCTGGCTTATCACTTCTTGAGCCTTTAATACCAGTTTAGTTTTAGTTTCCTGGCTGTAGTAAATTGCCTGGGCAGCAGGGTAAAACTCCTGTACCCGTTCAAATACACCTGAACCAGGGCCAGTAATATCAATGCCAATATGTTCAACATTATATTTATCACAAAGGCTTTTAATTTGTTCGGCCTGAAACGCCCAATTCTTTTTATGCATGGTTATCTTTTCAAGCACTCTAAACTTTCCACCTGGCTTAAACGGTGGTGCGATAACAACGATTTCAGCACTGTCTCTGTGTCTGGCTGGATCATAACCAATATATACAGGTTTGTTACCAAACGGCCTTGGATTGTCTGGCTTATAGTCTGACCAGCGAGTATCCTCCAAACTACATTTTAAAAGCTCATCTAAAACAAAGGCACTGGCTGAATCATCAATAAATTTACATAGATATAATTGGGCATAAGTTTCAGGGTCATTTTCAAGTTTTAATACTGATATATCAAATAAGTTACAACCGCCTCCCATTGCATCTTCAATAGTAATGATTTGCCGGTACATGCCATCTACACAATCAACCCCTTTACGCAATTGTTTTTCTGTAGGCATTTTAAAAACAGGAAGTTCAGTATTTTTTTCCTGTAACTTTTTGTATTTCTCTCCCGACCATAAAGAGTAAGCACCATGTGTTTTAGTGCTTGGTGTTGAAAAGTATGTTTTACGCCAGTGTTTATGTGAAGCAATAGCACCCGCTAATTTTTCTAATTTTTCAAAATCCCTAATCCAGAAACATTCATCTATATATAAATTACCTGTTGGGCCTTGTGCTGTGCTTGAATTGGTACTCAAAAAATATAATGTTGCGTCGCCATTATCTGTACGTATTGTTATTTTATCGCCGCCCTTAAGTTCAACATCAAACCATTCAAGTGCAAAGCTTACAATGTATTGTTTGAATAATTGTGATTGTGCTTTACTCGCTGATAAGAACGCTTGATTTGAACCCGTCATTAATGCATCTGCAAATGCTTCCCTTGCACTATAAAATGTCCAGCCTATTTGACGACTCTTGAGTATAAATCGAGTTCGTTTGTGTCTTTTCTTCCATGCTTGAATCTGATAATCAAATAATCCCTTTATAAATTTTTCTTCTATCTCTTCAGGTGTGATACCTCGAAAATCATTTTTACCACGCCTCCCTTTTCTCGCTCTCGTTTTACCTTCGTTTATACTTTCTTCTTTTAAAGGTGATGTTTGCTGAACATGGTGCGCGGCCTTTAAAACTAATGACTGGCTTGCTTGTGTTTGTATTTTTATTTCTTTTTCTCTGAACGCTTGAAGCCTATCAATAACATTTAAGTCTTGATCTGTAAGATTTTCTTTTTCAAGTAATGTAACCAGTTTCCTGTTTATTGTCTCTAATACTTCATCTTTCTTAACAAGGTCATCCCATCCATGTTTTTTAATCCATGAATATATAGTACGGCGTGGCACTTTAGTTTCTCGCTCAATATCAATTACACGAGATTGCCGAATAAACATTTTTTTACAGGTGTCTTGTATTTCTTTACTGTATAACATGGGCCTATTTTAAGGCCGCAATTAATAAGTAAACGTTATTTAGTTTTTCTTTATTTTAGATTTAGCCTTAGCAAAAAATATCAAACATCAACACTTTGAAAGACTAAAAAAAAGGGTGCATTGTTGAGCCATCGAAAATAAAACAACGACGCATAGGAACGTTTAAATGTTACTTACTGAGTTTGTAACTGTTGGCACTGAAGGCGCTACGGTTGATGGCAGAACCATTGAAAAAAATCATTTAATTGAAATGTCTGAAGCATATGACCCAGACATTTACACGGCTGTCATTAATGGTGAGCATGAAAAGTGGTACGGCAACCTCGGTGTAGTTCATGCAACTCGTTTAGGTAAAAACAAACAAGGAAAAACAACCTTAGAGGCTCAGTTAAGACCTAACTACCGTTTAATTCAATTTAATATGGCCGGTCAAAAACTGTTTACCAGTATGGAAATAAAAATTAAATTTTCTGATACTGGCAAAGCTTATCTAACGGGTTTAGCGGTTACTGATGAACCAGCGAGCTTGTCTACTTCTATGCTCCAATTATTTTCGAAATCTAATGACAATGGTAATACCTCTTATTCAGACCCAACAGAGTTTTCACTTGGCATCGATGAGGGAGAGAACATTGAAAATATTTTAAAAGGTGAAGAACCACAAAAGATTTTTACAAAATTTCTGGCATCTATCGGAATTACAAATAATCAATCATTAAAAAACGCAACAGATAATCAGGAAGAAACTGATATGACTGAAGAACAATTCAACGAACTTAAAAAATTAAACACCAACCAGGCTGAAAGCGTTCAAAAGCTGACAAATGCAGTTACCAGTTTAACAACTACGGTGGCTGAATTATCTAAAAATGACGACGGTGAGGCCATTGATGATACCCAAGAATCTGAGGTTACTTTGTCTGAGGTAACTAAACAGCTTGAATTATCAAATAAAAAAATCACAGAGCTTGAATCTGAGGTGAATAAGTTCAAAGAAGAAATGCCACCCAAATTTAAAGGTGGTAATGAAGGCGACGCCGGAAAAGAAAAAGAATTCATTTAATCCATATTAAACATTTTTAAAATAAATAAACTATTAACGCTATACCCAAAGGGGTACAAAAATGCGAAGTGAAACACGAATAGCATATAACTCGTTATTGTCAGCAATGGCGGTTGCTTATGCTGTAGCAGATCAAGACACAACTAAAAAGTTTGCTATTACCATACCAAAAGAAACACAACTCAATGATGCGATTCAAGAAAGTAATGAATTTCTAAATCGAATTACACTCATGCCCGTCACGGACATGGAAGGCCAGGCCCTACGCCTTGGTGTTAATGGACTACTGGCGAAACGTACGGATACCTCAGCAGGCCCACGTAAAGGCAAGGCTCTAGGTGCACCGACTGGCACAGAATTTAAAGTTGCAAAAACTGAATTCGATGTTGGCATTGACTATGCAACATTAGACCAGTGGGCACGCCTGGGTGATTTGCGTGAAATGTACATGCCTGTTGTTTTCAACGCCATTGGCCTTGATCGTATGTCTATAGGCTTCCACGGTAGCAGTGTGGCGGTTGTCACTGACCCAATTCTTAACCCTCTGGGTGAAGACGTAAACATAGGCTGGCTTGAATTACTGCGAGTCAATAAACCTACACACTATCTTGAAGAGGTAGTTCCCCTTAGTAATGCCATTAATATTGGCGATACTGGTGACTATAAAAACCTTGATGCTTTAGTTGCTGATTTGTTTGCCAGCATTCCCGTTGAACACCGTACAGGTAATGAAGTCGCTATTGTTGGTAGTTCACTTGTGGCGGCAGACACCAACAAACTGTATGCAACCCATGGCACCACACCCAGCGAGAAGCAAGACATTTTAATGATGCAGAACTCTTATGGTGGCCTGCCTTCTATGCAAGTTCCCAAATTTCACCCCATGGGCGCGTTAGTGACAGACCCGAAAAACTTACACCTGTATTACCAGCAAGGCCGCACACGTCGAAGCACTAAGGATGAATCAGACATTGACACTGTTGTTGATTACATCAGCTCAAATGATGCTTATGCAATCGGCAATCTGGACGCAATTGCAGGCGTTAACCCGGCAAACGTTATTTTAGTGTAACGAAACTTTACCAATAATGTCGCGCTCAGTATTTGGGCGCGTAATTTTAAATAAAAATCGGTGTGCGGGTTTTTATTTAAAAAACTAATCAGAAAGGAAAAAACAATGTCTTTAACACCAATGCAACAACATATGAAACGTGTTCGTGATGAACAGGAAAAAGTAAACCAGCAAAAAAGACTAGACAGCGGTGATATTAAAGCGGCTGATGACAGTGTTGATAATTATTCTGCTTTTGAAGTAACCAAAGCTAGCCTTGAAACTGATGTAAAAGCACTGTCTGCCCTGCCAAAAGATGAACGCGATAAACAGCGAAAAGATGTACTTATACCACGTTACAAAGGCCATGTTGACGCCTACATTGAAAGTAACCAGGTATATGCAAACCCTGTATTGGTTTATATGATTATCTGGCTGATTGATCTATGTCGAATAGGTTCAGCATTAGAGCTGGCTAAAGTCGCAATTTCACAAAGCCAGGCCATGCCTGGCCATTTTAAAAGTAACCTGGCCACTTTTATTGCTGATTCGGTTTTAGCCTGGGCAGAAAAAGAGCATAAATTAGGCAACAGCATAGAACCCTATTTTAATCAGGTGTTTGTAAGTCTGGATACTTGGCAAGTGCCTGATGTTGTGAAAATGAAATACCAGAAAATGGCGGGGTTAGTTGCTTTTGATAATGATCAATTTCAAGACGCAATTTCTTACTTTGAAAATGCTATTGGCCTTGAGACACCACAACGAAAAGCACAAGTCACTACAAAACTGGATAAAGCCAGAAAAATTATTGCTGAGTCTTTGCCTGCACCTGGTGATAGCACTCAACCGTCTGAGCCTAAGCCAGATACAGAGTAAACCGAGTCCCAACCGCTAGTGGGCCGCTTTGGTGATTGTATTTAGATGCGTGGCAATTAAATGCACCTAAAGCTAAGCCCACTTTTTAAGGCATAGATTATGAGTTACGGCTTTACACCTGACACTGAAACATTAAGACCAGATACACCCATAGTTAATGCCCCGTGGTTTGTTGATGTTAACTTAAGAGAATTTTCTGAAAACTGGCAAATACCATTGTCTTTTACTGATGCGTATTTAATTAATTTATTACTGCCTGCTATGGATGACGTAAACCAAACACTACAAGACTGGGTTAACAGTCAGGCATCAGCAGGCTATACAAATATTGCTGCTGTACCGGCTAAATCATTAAATGGAATAAGCGCAAAAGTAACTCAGTATAAACGTGCCATTTATTCAATGGCTAAGTCAGAACTGATTAAAAATAACATTAGTGTGTCTCGTAAAGATGAAGCCGAAAGCAACGCAAGAACCAGCGACAACTTAAGCGACCATTACGCGAAAATGTCAAGTAAAGCCATTGCAAAGGTCATGGATGAATTAACGATTGGCGTAGAGCTGATATGAAAACACTGCAAGATTACAAAGCGTTAATTATTGCTAATTTAGATTTACTGAATATCAGTAAAAACCAAATTGAAATATTTGCAGAGAATGGAGAAATTAAACCCGGCAGTAATAAAGAAAATGAGCTTGGTTTGCATTATTTAGATTTTGAATATCGCCTCACACTTGAAATTGAAGAAATGCCCGCCGAATCATTGGCGTTATTATCGTTATTAACTTTGCAATTTGTTAATAATATTTATGACCGTGATGAACTAGACGAAATTAGGTTTGAATACGAAACCAATGACCTTGAAAAAAGCATAGACATTGAAATTAATTTTGGTGTTCGTGACCCAGTTTATTTAGTGCCAGTTGACACGGGTTACAGCAGCCCAATATCTATGAACGGGAAAATGTGGGGCCTTGGTAATGGCGTATTAAATGTGGCTGAAAGCTTAGCGGGCTTACATGTTAACAATTAAACCACAAGATAGTAAAAAATTAATTCGCCAGGTAAGAGCGCTTAATTTATCGAACAAAGATAAAAAACTATTCCACCGTAGAATTGGCCGCGAAGTCATAAAAACGGCACGGCAAAACATTAAGCAACAAAAAACGGTAAATGGTAAACGCTTTGCAGCTCGTAAAGATGGCAAACGAACAAAGATGTTAAGACGCATTGCCAGAGGCAGCAATTTAAAAGTGTATGCAGGCCCTAACAAAGCCACGGTTACCTGGCCCAATTCTTTAGTGGGTAAGGTCGCAAGGGCACAGCAAGAAGGATTCGAGGATAAATATACTGCAACCAGAATGAAAAAAGAGCGCGGCCAGCCTGACTACTCAGCACCGGCCACGATCTACCAGGCTAAAGCATTAATTAAGGTGGGTTTTAGATTAAACAAAGGCAAATATAAAAGCGGTAAAAATAAAGGCAACACAAAAACGCGCCGTGTGTCTCAAGCATGGATACGTGAAAACATGACATTAGGGCAAGCCGGTTTAGTTTTAAGACTTTTAACTGATAATAACGCCAAACAAAACTGGCTTGTTAAAAATGAAGCCAGGCCGTTTTTCGGATTAACCGCCGAACGCGGTAGCAGTTTAGGTAATGAATTATTAAATGAAATTTTAAACGGTGCTAAAAACGCTCGTTAAAAAGAGGAAAAAACAATGCCAATAGGTAAAGTAATAATTTCACAAGACAAAGGTACTGGGGGCTCAATCACAGAGATTGAACGCAAAGTTTTATTTATTGGTATTGGCGGTGCTACTGCCCTTGCCGATCAGATACACGCAATTAATCAAGAAACTGACCTCGATATAATTTTAGGCCCTGAAGATAGCGAGCTAAAACTTAACATTGAAGCGGCTCGACTTAATGCAGGGCCAAACTTTACAGGTTATGTAATCCCTATTTTAGCGGCACTTGGCCTGTACACATGGGACACAGCAATAGAGTTTGCACTTGACCAGCCCAATGATATTGATGTTGAAATGGTAGTGCTTACAACGGCTATGGCGAGCTCGGCTGATGTTGACTTATACCAGGCTTCTTGTGTTGCTGCTCAAAACGTCTTTGCAAAATACATAACCATTCATGCTGCTGTTACTGGCATTACTGGCGCTTTGACCTGGGCTAACTATCTAACAACAACTAAAGCACTTCAAACGAACAAAGCCGCTAACCGTGTGCACCTTGTACCGCAATTACATGGAAACAATCTGGGCGTTGTTGTGGGCCGTTTAATTAACGATTCATATAGCCTGGGTGATAGCCCTATGCGTGTTGCCAGTGGTGCCGTTGTTGGCCTTGGTGTTGACCCTGTTGATGTAGATGGGGTCACGCTCTCAATGGCGCATTTAACAGACCTGGCTGATAACCGTTTTTCTGTGCCTCAAACATACACCGGCATTGATGGCACTTACTGGGCTGATCACGTCAGTTTAGATATTGCGGGTGGAGACTTTCAGGTGTTTGAAAATACGCGCGTTATTGACTATTTAACGCGCCGTATTCGTGTACTTGCCATTTTAAAAATTGCAGATCGTAGCTTAAACAGTGCGCCTGATAGCGTGGCATACCATGAAGGTTATTTTATGCAGCCCATTTTTGATGCATCAAAAGCCAGCAATATAAATGGGGTGCCAAAGCCAGGGCTAGTTAAACCACCTCAAGACGGTGACATAGTTATTAGCTGGTTGAGTACAACAGAGGTTGAATTATTTATGTTGGCCGCTCCACTTGATAGCCCCAAAAAAATTACCGCACATATCAGCCTTGATTTAGGCCGCATAGCTTAGGAGTAAAAACAGATGAACCGTATTAATGGCAAGTCATTTGATGTTCGTTTTTTATATACAAAAATTCACTTTGAAAACTTCAGTTTAGATATTGATGATTCAAGCACACCCGCTATGGATCATGGCTTACCTAATGGCTCACTACAGGGAGAGAAAAAAGCCAGTGGTGAGGTTGAAATGGACATGGCGAACTTTAACCGTTTGAGTGCTGTTGCAAGGGCCTCCGGCTCATGGGACAGAATACCAGTTTTCCCAATTGATGCCTATGCACAGGGAGAAGGCGCACAAGGTGAAGAACTTATGCATGTTAGGGCGCACGGCTGTAAGTTACGTATATCTAGTGTTTTGAGTATTAACCCGAACTCAACAGATAAAAGCACCGTGAAAATTCCTTATGATGTAACCAGTTCTGATTTTGTGTGGATTAATGGGACGCCTTACGCCGATAGCACTGACTTTAGCTTAATTTAATTATTCAATATTAAATTTACTTTTAATTAACAACTGGGAAACATAATGAAAAAATTAGCCTTAACAGTACGCACATCCATTGAGCGTGCATTAGTCCGTTTTGACTTACCAGGTGATGAAAGTTCTGTGCGTTTATTACTGATGATTGCAGCCCATGAGAGTGGTGGCTTTACTTACTGCAAGCAAGTGCGTGGCCCTGCCATTGGTTTGTTTCAAATGGAACCAGCTACCTTTGATTTTATCATTGGCTATTTGAAACGAACCGGAAAATATGAACGTATTAACCGCGCTATGATTTTTGAACGCATGTTAATTGATACTGAATTTGCTGCGGCTATGGCCCGTGTTTATTTGTTAACTATTCCTGAACCATTACCAGATGCTAACGACTTTGATGCATTAGCCAGGTATGCCAAAAAATACTGGAATACAAACGCAGGCAAAGCAACACCTGAAAAATACTTAAACGATTATTTAAAATATGTTTGGAGTGATCAACATGTCAATAACTAGTTTTTTTGGTGGCTTATTTGGTGGAAATGGCAGTAATACAGTTGAAGCTGCTGGTAATGCCCTGGACAATTTATTTACCAGTGATGATGAACGCAACCAGGCAAAGCTGTTATTTGAAAAATTAAAACAACAACCAGCCGCCTTACAAGTTGAACTCAATAAAATTGAGGCCACACACAGAAGCGTTTTTGTTGCTGGCTGGCGCCCTGCCATTGGCTGGGTGTGTGCTGCTGCATTATTCACTTACTTTGTGCCTCAGTTCATTTTGGGTACGATTGTTTGGGTTATGACTATTCATACATTAGGGTGGACAGAGATACCGCCTTACCCTGTTAATGCTAATTCGCTTTTTGAATTAGTTCTTGCAATGCTTGGAATGGCGACGTTACGCACCATTGAAAAAGCTAAGGACTTAACAAAATGAATGAACCGTTAACACCTAAAATGATAGAGCAAATTACACAGGCATCTAAAAAAGGCTCTGAAAAAGGTATTGAAGCGGCACTAGTAAGATTTGGCATTAATGTTGAGAACCCACTTGAAGTACAAAGAGATCTGGCCTTTTTAACGAAACAAAGAAAAGCCAGTGAACAAGTCACTACCTTAGTGAAACGAACGCTAATTGCAACAATAGTAACCGGTGCACTTGGCGTAATTTTAATAGGCTTAAAACAAGTCTTTCATTAGAGAGAAACAATGGCAGCAAAAACGACAGAAAACAAAACCAACGTTGTAATTGAAATAAACAATACTGATTTTAAATTTAGTGTTGGCGTCACGGATTTCAATACACTACAAAATGAAATGTTACCCAATGACAAAGTAGCACCCAGTGAAAACTTTTTAATGGCAACCGTTGATAGTAATCAAAAGGATGATCTTATTGCTTTGTTTGACCAGGGCTACGGGGTGGAGCTTGCCTCAATAGTGGGTAATGAATTTAAACCCGCACTGGCTGCAAAAGTAAAAAAGTAAATCTGGTATCTGAATCGTTAAAAGATAACCCGCTTTCTCAATTAGTCGTTTTATCACGGCTATTTTTTAACGACACAGACCCAAGCCCCCAAACCATGGGGGAGGCGTCCTGGTTATACCAGGACTTAACTCATACATTAACCACTGCGATTCAAAACGGTGTAGCAAAAGCTTTTAAGGGCAAAGAATGAGTATAGGCTACTTAGATAAATTAATGTTTACTGTAGGCATGTCTGACATGTTCAGCAAGCCTGCACTGAGCATTAATAACACCATTAATGGTATGAAAAAAAATGCCTCTAGCGGCTTTGAATCTATCCGTGGTGGCGCTTTTGGTTTGGCCGGTGCGGGTATTGCCATTAAAACATTTATGCAGCCTGTTTATGATATTAATAAATCGCTAGGTGAAGTTAAATCACTGGGGGTCATTAATAGCGAACTGCAAGCACTAAAGAAATCAAGCCTGGCGTTTTCAATGCAATATGGAGAAAGCGCCAGCGATTTTGTGAGTTCAAGCTATGACATTCAAAGCGCAATAAGTGGACTGGCAAAGGGTGACTTAGCGACCTTCACTTATTCTTCTAATGTACTGGCTAAAGGCACTAAAGCCGATGCTGACACCATTACCAATTATATGGGCACCATGTACGGCATATTCCAAGCTAATGCCAATGCGATGGGTAAATCTAAATGGGTTGAACAGCTCACAGGTCAAACTGCCCTGGCCGTAAAAATGTTTAAAACAGACGGAACTCAAATGAGTGCTGCTTTTACATCTATTGGTGCAGACGCCACGGCTAATGGAGTTGCCATAAATGAACAGATGGCAATATTAGGAACCCTACAGGCAACCATGAGCGGAAGCGAAGCCGGTACTAAATATAAACAGTTTTTAGCCGGGGCCGCCGGTGCGCAGGAAAAACTTGGTTTAAGTTTTACGGATAACCAGGGCCGCTTGTTACCTATGCTAGAAATTCTAGATAAATTAAAAGGTAAGTTTGGTAATACCTTCGATGCTGCTGAAGGGCTGGCCTTAAAACAGGCATTTGGTAGCCAGGAATCGGTCTCTTTAATTAAGTTGTTAATAGGGCAAACAGATGGACTAGCCACCAGTATAAACAAACTGGGCAAGGTTACAGGCATGAAAGATGCTGAATCAATGGCAAAGGCAATGGTTGACCCATGGGAACAATTCACAGCCGTTACAGAAGCTGTACGTATCTCTTTTGGAACCTCATTAATGCCAACCGTAAATGAATTTTTAAAAATGCTGTCTTCCGGACTTCAAAAACTAACGGTCTGGACAGAGGCTTTTCCCAATATCACCCGATACGTGGGACTACTCGCACTGGGTATTTTAGGCATGAGCGCTGCTACTGGCCTGTTTTCTATTATGCTTGGATTAGGCCAAACGGCAATGGCGGCATGGGGTGCAGTGGTGCTTGTATTCAAAGGTTTAATGATTGGCTTAAACATTGTTTTAGGTGCGCTCAGGGCAGGCTTTATGCTGCTATCAATTGCAATGTATGCAAACCCTATCGGTTTAATTGTGCTGGCTGTTATCGGGCTTATAGTGGGTATTGCCTTACTTACAAACTGGTGGGGGAAACTCTACAAAATGTTTGCTGATACATCCTTCGGTGCTTTTATCATTGAGTGGATAGGCAACACCTGGGACAGGTTCACTAACCTGTTTAACATGTTAATCAAATCATGGAAGTTTATAAGTGATTTCTTTTCTGAATTGAACTTTGGACAAGCTATTTATGATTTTCTTGATAAAGTGATTACAGGTTTTAACAAAATAAGTGGTTTTCTGGGTTTTGATGGTGAGGCAGAAATTAAATCTACAAATTCTGAAGTTACAAAAATTGAGGGCCTTAATAACAGCAGAACAGCAGTAGAAAATAATGATGGCATTGCAAAACAAATTGCAAACGCAATTAGTTCTAACAGCGGTAATTTATTTGGTGATGTCACTATAAATGCTGAAGGTGGCATGAGCCCTGAACATTTAGAAAACTGGGGAGCGTTACAAGGTGGCTAATTCGATACCGATATTTTCTGATATAAAAATCAATCTCGATGATGTAGAGCTAGATAGCTTTTCACAACCTGTTTTTATTTATGATATTGATGTTGTTATACAAGATATACGTCACGCCATAAGGGAAAGCGGATTACTTGAACACCTGATTAGTGAGCGGAGCTACAAACACCAGGCATTAGTGTTTAATAAATTAAAAATGCTAGTTGAGCAGGACGAAAGAATAGAGCCCGGTAGCAGTGAAGTAAATCAAGATGGAATAGGAAATATTTTAATAACCGCCATTAGTGATTTCGGTGATATTAGTATAGAGGCAAGTATATGAACTTAGACAATTTAACAGATGATCAGAAATACTTTGCCAATAGTATGAAAAACTCTGGCATCCCCATTACTGAAACTGATTTAAAGGCCAAGTTTGAACAAATGGCAACAGATGAAGGGCTAGTGTTTAAAAACCCTGGAGAACAAAGCGCATGGTGGCGCTGGCTAAAGTCTATTGCTGTTTTACCTGTGCTCTGGTTAATTGAATACATTATTAAAAATGTTATTCCTAATCAGTTTGTAAAAACTGCCACCGGTGTTTTTCTGGATATTCTAGGATGGGCCTACGGTATTGACCGAAAGCTTGAATCTAAAACAAAGGGACTGATTCGGTTTAGTCGAGAAATTACAGGTATAGAGCTAACTATTGCAGTAGGCACATGGATTAGTACAGCGCCAATAAATGGAGTGGTTTACAGAGTTAAAACAACAGAAGAAAAAACATTTTTATCAAATGATTTTAGTATTTTGGTGCCTGTCGAAGCTGAAAACGCGGGTATAGCTTATAACTTGGCTAGCAATTACTTTGTTGTACTCGCTGACCCTATAACAGGTGTAACAAGTGTAACAAATGAGAGTGACTGGATTACAACACCGGGTGCCGACAACGAAATAGACGACGATTTCAGGCTACGAATTCGCGGCCACTTTTCAACTGTGTCAGATCACCACGTTAACAGTGTTTACCAAACAATTATATCTAGTCACACGGGATTTAAGTTTGAACGTATTTTTATTGATCATACACTAGCACCCCGTGGTGCGGGCAGTGCTGATGCTTATGTTTTATTTGATGTTGGTACACCGGCACAAAGTTACCTTGATTCTGTTAATGCCTATATACGTGATAACGGATACCACGGCCATGGTGATGACATACAAGTTAAAGCAATGCCAGAAACACCTTACGATTTAACAGCCACTGTATGGATACCAACCGGCATGACCACACTTGAAAAAAACGCAATACAAACGGGTATAGAACAAATGATACGTTGTGCGTTTCGTGAAAATACTAGCTATACCGTTACACAGGTTTGGCCTTTTATTCGTTTCTCAATGGGCAAATTAAGCGGTGAGCTTTTAGACGAATTTAGCGACGTAATAAGCGTTGAATTTAACCGGGGTGACATAGTAAGCGGCCTTGATATACCAAGGCTTAATTTATTTACAGTTACCTTATCAGAGGTTATCTAGTGGAATATAAAAACATCAGTTTACCTTTTTGGTTGAATGCTGGAAATTTAAAAAAATACGCCTCTTTTTTAAATGCTTGGTACTTATACGCCAAAAGTATTCTAGATTTCACGCTAGATCAATTTGATATAGACCTGGCACACATAACCATAGTTAACCTGGTTGCATGGGAACGGGATATAGACCGGTTTAACAGTGAACCTGAATGGTTATATAGAAATAGAGTAAAACATGCTTATCAAAATGCACGGGATGCGGGCAGCGTTGCCGGTTTTAAACGTATTTGGGAACGTATGGAACTTGGGTACTTAGAAGTAGAGGAACGATTGCCACTAACAGACTGGGACATAGTTCATCTTGTCATTACTGAAAACACCATAGCTACTCAGCCCGAACTTTTGGATATTATTATAGAAAAATACGGTAGAACTTGTCGCCGTTATCAATGGACAACAATAGCAAATTTAAAAATTAATTTACGCGGTGCATGTTTTGACAACTCAAGCGACTTTATTACTGCACGCCTATAACCTCAATAGATGGAGATTTAATAATGCCAGCAATCACACTAGCCGGTGAAGCCTTAATAGCCAGTTTACAAAGCCAAAGTCTTAGCCTTGTTATTGACCAGGTGGTTTTTGCCAACATCGTTGGCTTAGATGTAAATGCCCCTGTTGATCGTGCCCAGTTAATGCCAGCACCTGGTGACATAGTGGCACAGGAACTTATAACAAGTTCGAGTGCTGTTAACAATAACACCGTTGTATATTCATCAGTGTTACCCAGTAATATAGGCACATGGTCGTTTAACTGGATGGGATTGTATTCCAGCGTTAATGATACCCTTGTTGCTATTGCGTATTCTCCACTTCAGGAAAAACGCGCCACCGTAGGTGACATTCTAGGCAATGTGTTAACTAAAAACTTTGCAATAGAGTTTAATGGTGCAGCAGATGTAACAGGAATACTTATTGATGTACAAAGCTGGCAAGTTGATTATACGGCCCGCCTTCTGTCAATGGACGAAATGCAACGTGTATCAGTCGAAAGAATGTATGAATACAATACTTATTCACACAGTGCATTTAATGTTATCTACCAAAACAGCAAGTATTATGTCCAAGTTGGAGCCGCAGTTGTAAGAGGAATATACATTGAAAATGGAGTACAAACTGAAGTAATACCAACAGAATTCCCAATTAATATATATGTTCATATTCACTTGCAAAAGACAATGACTGGCATTGAAAAAATTATTACATTCGAGCCAAATATTATAAATCGTTTAGCGAATCTTCCAGATTACAATACTGAAGGGCATTTTTACGCAAAAGTCGCAACGATTAATGCTACGGCTAACATTACCGACAAACGTGAATATGTAAAAGCTGGCCTGGGATTTTATCATGAATCTAATATGCCTGTTGCGAGCCTTACGGTTCCAGGCATTACACAATTAAGCAATAGCTTAGTAAGCTTAAGCGAAACAGAAGCGGCCAGCGCACTTGCAGCAAAGTTACTAAAGGATTTAATTGACTTACTCGAAACAAACAAACTCAATATTTCAGATATTCCAATTTCAAGCACGGGCGCACCGGGTATTGTAAAACTCAATGATACATTAACAAGCGCCAGCACTACTGAGGCAGCAACAGCAAATACAGTTCAGGTATTAAAGGGTTACATTGATAATATTAATACGCTGCTTAGTTCAAGTGATCTAACGCTTGATACATTGCAAGAAATCGTAAATTTTGTAAAGCTTAACAGATCATATTTAAACTCTTTGGGCATTTCATCAATTGCAGGATTGCAAAACGCACTGAATGCAAAAGCAGCAATCAATCACACCCATACTGGTGCTGATTTAATAGCCGCTTCCACTGTTCAAAAAGGTGTTGTTGAGTTAGCAACCGCAACGGAAACAATTACAGGCACTGATGCACTTAGAGCAGTATCACCAGCAAGCCTTAAGTATGTGACAGATAGACTTACAGCTACACCCGCGGAAACAATAACCGGTACAAACTCAATTAAATCCGTATCACCCGCGGGCCTTAAATATGTAACAGATAGACTTATTCCCGCAGGTACTCGAATGCTTTTTGCACAAGCTTCGGCCCCACTAGGTTGGACACAAGACAATAATCACAATGATAAAGTTATCCGTGTTGTAAATTCAACAACAACTGGGGCTTATCCTATTAGCTGGGAAGCCAACGGCTACGGTGGAAACTGGGCCGTTACAGGGTTAACAGTGCAAGGCCATACTTTAACTGTTGATCAAATTCCACCACATAATCATAGTTTTACCCGCTCTAATTATGTTAATGACAATCAAGGTAGTTTAGGTCTAGGTATTGACGGAATAATGACGACTTACACATCTGGTTCAGCTGGTGGTGGTTTGGCGCATAGTCACGGCATGGCATCGGATGCAAGCTGGCGTCCCGCATATCTTGATGTAATAACGTGTATTAAAAATTAATTAATTTATTTATAAGGGTTTGAAATTATCATGATCTATAAAAAAGCTTTTGCCTGTATGATGGAAAATGAGTGTCCAGAAAAAAACGGTGAACAGGGTTGTCCGTCATGGCAACAAATTGTAATGACAAACAATCAGACTGGTGAGGTAGTACCACGAAGTGATTGTGTACTAAATCTTATGCCCATGTTAATGGTTGAAGTTATAAAAGCTAGTAACCGACCTGCCGCTGAAATAAGTGCGTTGAGAAATGACATTGTAGAAAAGGTAAAAGAGGCTGTACTTGTTGCAAATTCAGTAACTACTTTAAACAATCCACAAAACAGAATTGATTCTTAACATGTGGACAAGTGCTAATTTACAATTACCAGCCACCTGGTTAGACACCGTGTTTAACACTCAGTTAAAAACCGCAATTAATGCGGCCATACTACCCATAAATAAGGCCACACCTAACCAATCGGCAATGAATGCAAGCGCGGACGCTACCAGGCGAGACAATCTAAACTTACTTAAAAAAAACTTAGATACCGTTATTATTACCCCGTGGCAGCACGGTCAATTCAGTGACAATAAAAATAATCTGAATTTCTGGTTAAGCCCTGAAGATGCACAGAATTATTTATCTATGCATCTAACAGAACTTGCATGGGAATCAGCGCTTTTACTCATGGTGACAGCCGACACGACAACACAGTTAACACAATCATTGAACAACCTTTTAGCGGTGTTTCCTGATAGTGATTTGGAAAAATCTTTACGCCATGCTACTGCACTATCAACCAATGACAATGACAAACTGTTTACATCTGGTATCAAGCATGACAGAAAAAAGAGTTTAAGCATTGAACAATTAAAAGCATTTACAGCGCTTTCAAGTTCAAGTCAAAACATAGCTATTAGTGAAGCCATTGCCAGCGATGACAACCCGCTAACCATGCTTTCAGATTTTAAGCTTAAACGCGCTACCAGATTAGATGAGATAAAAACAGCCGTCACAAACTTATCGAGTCAAAACGGTTTAATTAATTATGCTTTTCACCTATCCGGTGTTGATCTACCAACAAGCTTAAATAACACAATTCCACCTAACCCAAACGCGCCTTTGTGTTGTTTACTGGCTATAGGTGGTACTGCTGTAAATTTGCAACCTTTACTAACTGTGGTGGGTTTATGATTTTAGAAACTAACGGCATAAGCTTTGAACTAAAACTATCAGACCTCAATGTGTCATTTAAATTACCCATTAAAAATAAAAAAGTGGGGTCTAATACCAGCTCATCTGAAACAATCAACCAGGGCACGAAACCAAAAGAAATAAGTGTAAGTGGTATTGTTAAATATGAAGACGAAGAAAACCTAAAAGAACTCATTAAAAAGGCTGAAGCGGTTAACGATGATGAAACAAGGACTGTTTACACGGTAACAGACAAAACCGCTAATGTAGGAGATGTGCGAGAAGTCATTTTTAATAATGATTTTAATGTTAAAAAGATGGCTAAGTTTGAAGCGTGGAATGTTGATTTTACATTGCTTCAATATAACAGTGTTGCTGAAAAAAAGGAGATTAGGGCAGCACCTAAAGTTGAACCGGTCGCAGATAGTACAACAGGCGAAACAATAACAACCTCTTCAAACGCTGACATTGCAGCAGCAAAAGAACAAAACGGCTTTGTTTGGGACATGCTTCAATCTTTAGAAAAACTACTTGCACCTGACAATGAAAATAACTAAACAATTATTAATTAATAATAACCCATCGACATTAATAGAAGACCATATTCGTTTAGAAATGAATACACCTGGTCGTTGTGTTTTATCAATGAAATCGACTAGTGAACCTTTGCGCGGTCAACTGCTTGAGATTAATGGAAAATTAAGCCAGAGTGATTTGCGCCGTTTGTTTTATGGTTACATTGAAACAGTCACACCAAAACAAAATGGTGTTTATAAAATTGTTGGCAGAGAACTGGCTGCAATTTTAAACCAAAGGATAGCTTTAAATTTACGTCACGTCACACCCAATAAAGTACTTGAAGCTATAAGCTTTCAAACTAAAACACGCTTTATACTACCTAAAAGCGAGTGGACAAATAAAACTATTGCACGTTTCCAGCACATTGGCGGCGGCTATATGGCATTAGACAATATATTAAAACTATGGAATGTTCAACGTGGTTTCTGGCACCAACAAGCAGACGGTCAGATTTTTATAGGTGAATGTGCAAAGTCAGTACCCGGACAAAAGAAAATAAATATTCCAGCCTCAATTTTTAGCGCCATTAGTGTGCAAGGCGGCACACTTCCATTATTGCCACGACTTAGACCAGGTGTACAAATTGAAATGGCTGGTCAGGTCTTTTACATAAACAGTATTGATATTGAAGGTGAAAACATGCGCCTTAACTGGTTAATAAACCCCTGGGAAACAACACTTAAGGCAATCCAATGAACCCTACATTTAGAAAGCAAATACTAAGAGAGTTTCCCGAACTGGCCGCCGGTTATCACCTACCCGTTATGGCTGAAGTAATGGCCGTTGCCGATGCACCTAAACAAGGCGGCATAAATGATAATTACCGCCCGCGTTTAGCCGTTGATGTGGTTTTATTAAATAACGATTATGAAAGCACGGGAATCATTCTGAACGCTGTACCCGTTGCAATAATGGGCGGTGGCAACGAACGCGGTTTTTTTGCTGCCCCTCATAAAAATACCCTGGTTGAATTAGCCTGGTTAAATGCTTCACCCGAACGCCCTTTTGTGCGTTCAATTCTGGGTGATAGACAGGCATTACCTGAGATAGACCAAGAGTCAATGAGCTGGCAACAAAACAACCAGGTAAAACAATCGATTGATAGTAGCGGCAATTGGACACGCCAAACGGATACCGGCATAAAAGACAAAAGTTTTTTACATGAGACAGATGCCCATAAAAAAATTGAAATGCTAGGCGATGAAATTAAACGAGTCCTTCAACACAGCATTGAAGACATAGACGGTATTAAACAGATTGAAGCCAGTGCAATACATCAGCTTTCATTGTCTGTAATTAATCTTCTATCCCTGGGCAGCATTAACCAGGTGTCAGGTGATCACATAACCAGGAGTGCAAACAAAAACATTGTTGATAACGCCACGGCAAACATTGAACAAAGCGCGGAAAACATAAGACTTCAGGCCGTTACAGATATTGAGCAAATCGCAGCTAAACTTTACCTGGGAACTAACACAGATAATTTGTTAAAACTACTATCTGATTTTATGCAGGCCGTTCAAGATGGGTTTAATAATGCGGCACTACTAACCGTTGTAAGTTCCGCGCCTGGGGTCGCATCATCAGCCCCAGTTAATGCCCTGTCTTTCACTAATGCAGTAACCAGCATAGGCACAGTCAAAATAAAATTAGACAGTATGACAAAATAAACAGCGAAGCTTCATTGTTTACTATACCGGCCCCGCGCCGGTTTTTTTATGCTTGAAATATGTACACGAAGGCATAAGTTGAGCGCATTTAAAAATCTATTTTATCAGACTAATAACAGGCCTTCGTTTATGTGACGCTGGATGTCTAAAAACAATCAGATGCAACCACTCAATAGTCACAGCTAGTAAAAAAAGCAGACGTACAACGTTCCGCTTAACCGGCATGCCGTAGTGATGTGTTTATTAGAAACACCGCAGAGGTATGTCCGAGTTGAAGCGGCATGTTATGCGGCATATTACTCAAGCTTCAGTCAAAGGTTACAAGCGGACACGTAGAATCATAAAGCCTATCCTCAATTCCTCTGATTTCTAGGGCAGAACTCATTATATCTCTTGTTTCTTGATTTGAGCATGGGCCAACCGTTACCCCATCAATCAACTCATTCCAGAACTCATCTTCAGACTGATTTATTGCTTGATGAGGCAAGAATATTTCTGCGTGTACGCTTTTTTTATTACCTTTTTCATGTTCATGTATATGATCTGTACCAGACCAAGTTTTAACTGATGGTGCTCTAGAATATATTCTGTACTCTCTTTCGCTAACAAAACTTTCATGCTTATGAGAAACAAGTAATTCCAATACGTTAGCGTGAAGCAACGTTCTTATTAGATCTTTTTCATCACTGGTTTTGGTATCAGCGTAGGCTTCTAGCGCATAGTTGTGTACTTCATCAAGACAAGAGCATTTTTTTCCACCATAGCATACACGTGTTACCCCATGCTCAAACGCAAGTGAATTTGGGAAAAAATGACCTGCCGATTTGACCGCTGTAGACAATTTATTAAGATTAAAGTGAATTGCGACCCCTTTTCCAGAATCAGCATACCTATCCCACATAGCAGCATCATCTTTGGCTTCTGTGAAACACATAGCTAAAATCAATTTACTATTGTAAGTAAGACTATCTTTCCAAATGGCACTATCTGTTAAGTCTTTATAAGACTCTTCGATTACCTCAATTAACCCTAAGTTGGAATCGGTTTTATTCTTTATTCTAAATAATTCTTGTTGAATGTAATCAACAGCAAAGGTCATTTCTGTATCATCATTCATTTTTCTGACATCGTTAAGCCACATGCGGCCATTTCCAATTACGCTATCTGCAACTCTTGAAGTACAGTAATAAGTGATCACTTCTGGCCAATCAGATTCCTTTGCCCTTTGAAACTCAGCGAAATAATTATTAAAATCTCGTCCCCACGAAAATGAATTGAGATAGCTATTCGACTCCTGCTCAGTTCGAAATCTTTCCAGTACTCTTAGGAAACGGTTATTGAGTATCATATTTTGCAAATCTCTTTAAATTTAACTTAGCGCACGGTGCCGCATACCGCTTTGCCAAGGGGCAGCAACCCTATAAGTAAAGCTAGGTAACTGTGATGGTTGGTAGTGTACGTTAAATAAGGCATAGAAGTTAAGGGTTATCCGATCCACTTGAACTATTTGTATATGATTTTGAAGCAAACATAATATTGACTAAATGGCCTGTAATTCTATTTCTGTCCAATCTACGGCTCCATTGTTTATTAATTTAATAATGGATTGTCTTGCTATTTCAGCAGCTTTAGGCAGTAAATCAGTATTATTTGTGGGAAGTTTTCCAGTGTGAACCGCGCTAGAAGTTACATCGTAAGCATCTCTTATTAGTTTTTTAATTTCTTTCTTTTTTTCAAGGGTATCACCCAAGAATAAAGCGGCTCTAAGCGATAAAGTATATCTTAGTTGTACTTTATTTCCGTCACTTAAGAATATGGATTCAAGGCAAATTCTTAAATCAATCGCAGTATCTACTCCTTTGTCACCTGACCCGTAATGGTTAAGCTTTTCAATAGGAATCATTAATTTGTTTTTTAAGGAGAGCGGTAGTTTGCGAAGCTTTTCTAATAAATGATCCGCGGCTTGCATTTTTATAATATTTATAGATGGTGATAATCGTGGTTGCTTTAATGAAGAGACACTCCACCCAGATACAGATTGTTTAAATGGCAAATTATCCGGTGCTATAGTGCCATGACCAATAGAGTGTATTCCTCGACCAATAGACCTTACTAAAGCAAGGCACAATCTTGCTTCCTCTAATTCATTTATTGGAATATCTGCTAAAGGAGTTTTTCCACTAGAATCAGTATTGCTCCAATGTTTAACTTCTTGACTATACCTAGCAATTAATACGCTTTGTACTTGTGGAAAGGGGAGTACTGAATTATACGTGTTATGAACGATATTAGTTGCGAGATATTCATTTGGTATTTGATGTGGCTTGATGATCTTAACACCATTACAAAACTGATATTCATCATCTATATAAACGGATGCTAATAGCATTACTTCGAAAACATTTACTTTAGGCGATTCAATATAGGTATTTAACTCATTAATAGCTTGATCACTTCCAACTCTACTGGCTCTTTCAACAAGCCAATCTGCTAAGTCTTTAACTTCTGTTGACCAGGCAGTTTTACCAAGTGATTGAAGCTGTTGATTAAATATGTCGTATTCGGGGGATTTTTCAAGGAGAGCTAATAAATTTCTGCCAGCTTCCAAATTGAGCCAAGAAAAACCATGCATGGCTTTTTCAAGACCACTCATCTGTTTTGGCTCACCTGCTTCTATAATTTCATCAAGGATGTCTTTTATAGTTAGGTGCTTTTTTCCGACCACCATTTTTTAACTCTCCGCCATGACTCATTAAAATTAATGCCTAGACCATAAAAATTAGGTTTAAATCCAGGGCCAGGTCTTTCCATGCCACATCAGTCATTTTTTTTACTATTCGACTTCACTCATATGGCAACGAAAGACTTGACCCAATTTTATTCTAATTTATCTAAATAAGTCACCGTAACCCCATATTACAGTACCGATAATTGCGACTGATACGGTAAGCACTGAATAAACTAGATGTTTTCTCCCGTATTTTTTCTTTAGAGCCTCATACTGATCAAATGCGAGCCTAGATGTATTTAGAGAAGTGTGTATAGAGAACAATTGAAACTCAACGATAACTGATAGCATAACAATTAGTGAGCCGCTTCTTTGAAACCATGCAGATAAATCTTCAGATTCGGGTTTCATTATGCCAAAGTAGCCAATAGTTGCGAAGGCAATTGTGGGGATAATTAGTATTAAACAGATATTAAATATTGTTTTTATTTTACTTTCTAAAGCAACAGCATCAGTCTCTAACAT